TTAGCAGTCGATGATGCAATGTCTGGAAGTGGAATGTCTCCAGCTATCATTGCTCCAGATAACAGTGTCACAAATAACGTTGTTAATAGCACTCCTGCGACAGGTGGCGTTGGATTTAATCCATTAGCTGGGATGGATATAAGATCTTTTCAGATGACGCATCCATCTCAAATGGTTAAATATTATTACTAAAAAAATGCCGGCAATTAAGCCGGCATTTCCTAATTATACTTAGTCATTAACTAAATTAGCGAAATGTGACATAATGTCATCATCATCGTCTGAACTTGCTACTGCACTCATTTCTGGTGCTGGTGCAGACTTAATAGGAGGAGCAGAGCGCTCTTCACCAAGACTGCGTTCTTGTGCTACTGAGGGAGCTCCACCAACAGCAGCTTCACCAAGCACACTCATTAGCTTAGTCTTCAGTTCGGCATAAGACTTATAACCATCTTTTGCGTATACATTTAAATCATGCATAGAGTTATAGATGCTTTCAAGCTTATCATCGTCTTCAGATAAAGCTTCTTGTGAAGCAAATTCTGATTTATCGTAGTTACGATAACCTTCAACATCACGAATTTTCAGTTTAAAGTTTGCACCATTCCAAAAATCAAATGGATTAATTGGCTCTTCATCTGCAAATTCTGGTTGCATAGCATCCATCAATTTATCAAAGATTTTCTTACCGTAGTTATAAAGGAATACTTTACCTTCATTAGCCGGATTACCTGGATCTGATACGACAAGAATATTTGATACGTGGTGAAGCCTACGTTTTTGAGCTCGTGCGGTTTCTTTATCAGCTTCAATACCAGAATTCCAAAGACGACTATTTAGTTCGCCAACTGGATCCTCTTGACCAATAGAAGTAAGTGATTTTTCGATGTACCATTTACCGGTTGGGCCTTTAAAGCCGTGATCCCAGAAACGAATCCATGGAAGTTCTGCTCCTTCAGTTGCAGGTAGAAAACGAATAATAGCATAACCATTATTCTGCTTATCGACGGTGGGTTTCCACAGTCGATCGTCTGTATATTTGTTTGAAGATGCTCCGCCTCCAACAGCTTCAGCTGCTGCGACGAGTTTATTGATTTGACCGCGGTCACGCTTTAGATTTGCAAAAGACATATTATGTTCCTTATATTTGCGATGTATGTTTTAATATTACTGAATTATTATACAATATATTGTACGAGTTGTACACTACTATATATCATTATTATTTCCGTACAAAAATAACAGTTTCTTTACCTGTATCGGGATTCACTGATGGAATTGCAACATGTCCTTCAGGTACTGGCTGAGAACCGACATATTGCCATGTGAGTCCAGCTGCTGCATTTGCTGGTCCAGCTTCGAAAAACTCTTCGTTGTCTTGCAAGAAGAGGGCAGTAATCATAATAAGTTCAAACATTTTTATTTTCCTTTGTTTGCTTCAAGTGTTTATATATTTGATAGTAGTAGTCAAAAGTTTCTGGATAGTTGTCTGGGTCTGGCAATACTCCTTCAAACATTTTAATAAATTGGTTTATTTCTTCGTTAGTCATTCGAATAACAGCTCATTCTGTCGAGGTAAAAAATTAAGATTCATTGCTTCAGCCTCAATTTTTTCTCTGATTACATTTGAAATAAACTTCTTAACATCTTGAGGATCGATATTAGTCATTTCACATGTTTCTATCACAGCATCCATATACGACAATTTCTTATCTACAACTTGCTTTTCGATCAGTTTACCGAATTTGGCTCTGTTCATAAATTCCGATTCTGCTGGCATTTTAGTCCTTTCTATTTGGCCATCGCTCTAATAAGAATAGTATCCTTATTAATACGACCATTTACATTTCTAGATGTCTTGGTTGTAAGAGCTGACCATTCCTTATTGATTTGATTTGCTGACTTAGTTAGTGTGTGCTTAATAAACTCATCTGGTTTACGAAGACGTGTGCTTCTTGATAGATCAGCATCGATACCAAGAAGAGTGCTACCTCTTACTTCAAAGCCAATAGCTTTTTGACAGACATATTCTGTTAGCTCTCTATATTTTACGTTGAACGTAAACAATCTCATAGCACCAATCACTGATGTTGGAGCAATAGATGTGAGTTTGTACTCTTTCGAATCTTTTGCGAAATTAAGCTTTTCAACTTGCTTATCAGCTGTTTTAACTTTAGGCTTACGAGTAGCACGCAATGCTTTTTTCGAAGCCATATATTTGTCAGCATCGTTTACCAGTTGATTAAGAAATTCAAGATATTTCTTACGCTCTGGCACTGGAAGATAAGAATACGCTTCAACCAAATCTTCGGGCTTCTCTTCAACTAACTCTTTAACTTCATCGCGAATAGGCGTGTAGTATTGAAAGATAGCTTTTGCTGTATTGTTAGCAGCATCAACTTTTTTCATCTCATCGTACAGAGAATACTCCATGCATGCTTTGTGATTTTTTGGATCATATAGATCTACGACGCCATCGATCGATGCAATAAAATCTGATGTTTTCTCTTTAAGAATTTCTTGAATAGTTTTACGCTGAGGTGTATCGTCATCTGCCTGACCAAGTTTACGAGCAACATTGATATGACCACGATCAAGAATTTCTTTCATATGGCGATTTAAGCAATCTTCAGCTTTCCACCATACCGGAAATTCCTTACCCATTTCTTTCCATGCAATAGTAGCTGCTACAAATGGCAAACCAGTGAATGCCCATTCCGGTGCTTCAAGTGCAATTTTGGCCTGAGCTTTACTCATATGAACTTTAATATAAGACTTGATTTTTGATGCAACATCTTTTTTGTCAACATCAGTGCGAATATAATCGTTGAAGTCACGAAAATTACCTTCTGGCGCTGCAGCAAACCCAGTATTTTTACGACGTGAAAAAGTTGGTTTAACTTTTTTCGTTGTTTTTGTATTACGAGCTACCATTCTCAATGTCCTTTATTTTGATTAAGTCATAATCGCCGTCATCCATTTCTTCGTAATGGATATAACCTTCGTGACACAACTTAGTAATTACAAGATCAACTATGCCTTCGACGTTTTTTTCTTCTGCATTTCTACGGCCTAAAACATAAGAAGTACCGATGATTGCACTTATTAAAAACCCAAATTCTAACATCGTTGTCTCCTTAACATAGAATGATTCTATCACGCTTTAACAGTGATGTACACTGCTAAATGCGCTTAATTGTATTTTTTTAAGATTTTCCGTTAGTAACGTATGAACCTTCAGCCATATCATAAGCAGCTATCAATTCTTTTAACATGTATGGCGATATTACTACGATATTAAAATCATCATCTGCACTATATTGCCGAATATAGCATAACTCTTCATCAACAATAATTTCTACGTCATCAGTCTTTCCTTCATTATCAAGGATGGTGATAATACTGTGATCAAATTCATGTTCAACTGTAATCATATTTTTTTAATTAAACCTTTTAATCTTGTTATTTCAGCATTTGTAAGCGTACGAATCGGAGCATTTATTAATCTTTCAATTGTCTGAATAATAAAGTCTCTATCGTTCTGATTCATTTCTTAACGGTCTTTCTTAAGTTATCCAGCGCTTCAAGAACGATGCTTGGATATTTTCCAATATAACTACCAGCTTCTAACATGTCTTTACTCAATAGATATTTATGATAGTGTTCAATGTTATCCCACTGTTTTAGAATTTTCTTTGCTAATTTATCGTAAAAATCATCAGACAATATAGGATCGTCTTTCTCATAATAAGCATACGATGCCATAAGATAATATGGCACCGTCATATTTACATTATTAGTAATTATTCTAATAACATGTTTATCTAAAATCATCTACGCATATTCGCTGCATCGATGATACCTTGCTTGTTATCTTTACGAATTGGCATAAGATTACTTTTATGCGTAACAACGATACCAGCAATTTCGTTACCAGTATATTTTGTAGTTTCTTTGAGCACACCATTGTCGATAGTATTTGACAACTGATCTCTTGAAACTTCAAACTTAGGCCGTTCGTGGCGAAAGTCTTGCTTAGTACCTTTTACGCCCATTCGTGCAAGAAAAGCTTGATGTTCAGCTTCCCTTGCTTTCCAACCCGGCTTCTTTTTGATTTTAGATTTACCGTGTACTTGAACACCTTGAATCATATGCATAGACATATTATATCTCCTCTGTTATTAGTATTCTACATGATTTTTCAAACAATGTACACAGTTAAATGTAGTTACACAGAATAAACTTTTGGACGATAAACATATTTACATTCCTGTACGCTATCAACACGAAAAGACCGCCAGCCTTCTGCGTTTGTATCCCAACATGGAATGACTTCAGGATTTACAGCACGAACTTTCCTTTGAGTAATAGGCTCATCTTTTTCAGCAGATGGAATCATACTTTCTAGCAAAGTACAAGTCATAACTCGCTTATCACCATTTACTTTTGTAAAGGTTACTTCGCATACACCTGATGTAAGCATTCCCATAAACTTATCACGAGAATCACTGTTAGCAGTTTCATTTAATACTTCAGTCATTGATATTACCCTTTCCGGTAAATGCATCATTTTCTAAATGATAGTTGTTAATAAGTCCCTTTAAGAACTTGTTATCCGCTTCTAATTCCAGAATTTGTCTGTCCTTTCGAGCTAGTGACTTCCACATAATATCTTTTTCTTCTTTTACGTATATTACTGTTTGCTCAAGTTGAATAATATGATCAGCAGCTTTCCAAGCA